AAGTAAAGGGGATGCACTTTAATCCTTTAATGCACGATGCTGTGCAAGAAGTAGCAACACAAGCTTTGCTTGACAATGGTTTGTATGCAACGTGTAATTATTTAACTGAAGTAGTTGAATCAAGAAATATGGTCATGGTTGTTTGTACTATGAAGGTACATGATATTGACGAACCAACTAACTTTATAATGGTTGACGGATGTTCAGCAATGGGTGCAATAGATAAGTTTGGTACAGGTAATGCCATGTCATACTCTAGAAAATATGCTTTCTTAAATCTATTAAATTTAAAGACAGGAATTAAAGATGAGGATGGTTACGAAGCAAAACCATTTAATAAAATTTCTTCAAAAGCAAAAGAAGAAACAAGTCCTATTTATCTTGATGATAAAGTGGATGCCGAAGAGATAAAGGGTTACATACAGTTAGCTAAAAATTCTAAACAATTTTATAGCATAGCTGCAAAATACAAAGATCAACTCCAATATCTTATGAAAAACAATTCTAAAGCATATCAACAAATAAAAAAAGTTGCTGATGTTAAAGAGTTGCAATTAAAAAATGTTCAACAATAAAGTTGAAGATAACAAAAGGAAAAAAATGAATGATGAAGCAATATGGGTAAACGTAGTACCCAATGATAAAAAGACAGAAGATAAACACCCAGACTGGGTAGCACCTAAAAACCCTAAATCTCCAGAAGGAAAAAACTGGACTATAGGAGTTAAAGTAGGTGGTGCTTGGTATAGTCAAGCAGGATGGAACACTAAAGACGATAGTGGTCAACCAACTGGTGGCATTACTATTAAACTTTCACCAAATAGTACAAGTGCTACAAGTACTGGTGGTGGTGGACAACCAACATTTACCCCACAAAAGACATTTGATAAAAATGTAGCTTATGGTACTAATAAACCATCAGGATTTTAAACAAATCTTGATAAAATTGTGGGGAGTTTTAGTCAGTACCCTTGACTTTTTACTTAGTTGTTTTTCTCCCCACAATCCCTATTACAAATAATGAATAAAAAAAATTTAGATAAACAAGTTGGTGGTTCACATTACCAAGCTATGCCTATCCAACCCATAGAATATATACAAGCTAATCGTATGCAATTTGCAGAAGGTTCTGTAATTAAATATGTATCAAGACACGAACATAAAAATGGTAAAGAAGATATATTAAAAGCTATACAAAATCTAGAGTTTATACTGGAAAGAGATTATGATTGACAAAAAGGCTAAAACATTTAAAAGAACTAAGTACGGAGATGCAAATTTTGAATATGTAGAAATATTTGATTCCGTAGAGAAGGCTGCTGAACCATCCAATAAAGGAGAGTTCGTAGAAGTAGTGGTTGCCGATATAAAATGGAATCACACAAAAGTGAAGGAGCATGATGGAAGAGATCAGAAGTCGTCTGCAAGAGTTGATGGACAAACAAAGAAAGAAAAGTGATTTGTATGTTCAAGCAATTCAAAAGGCAAACAAATTAAAAGCTGAAAGTTATAGCTTACATTTGAAAGTGTCTGAATGCAGAGAACAATTAATGTCAGACAGATAGACATTAATTACATAAGTTAAAACAACAATAAGTTGTGCAAACAACTAGGGGGTATCTTACGCAAATGAAAACACTTACACAATTAAAACAAGCCATGAAAGCTCCTATGTATTCGGAGTTAACATCAAGAGAATTACTACTTTACAAAACAGGATTTAAGAATGGCTATCGAATGTCGATGCAACAAAACCAAAGTAAATTAGAACTTAACTTGTTAAGATTAAAAATAAGAGAAGAAAGATTTGACGAAAAAAAAGCAGGAGTAAAAATAGATAGAAAAAAAATACACACAGCAACATTTGAAGCTGTAGTAAATAAAGTTTGTATTCAATACGAAGTTAGTAAAAAAGAAGTGCTTGGCGATAGAAGATTTGAATTTTTAGTTAGAGTAAGAAGTATTATTATTAATTTAATGATTGAACTACACAAAGTTTCTTTATCGCAACTTGGTAGAATGTTTGGTATGGATCACTCTACTATCATACACCATCGTGCCATGAAATTTAATCGTAAAAGATTTTGGTCTAATGATAAAACAATTCACGAAGAGTTTGAAATATTAAAAAAACAATTAACTATTTAATTTATTTTATTACCATTTTTTACATGACCAATATCCAGCACTTAGCACACTTTTTTTAGAATCACAGTTATGTCTAGCTCTAAATGATTTTCTTCTTTTAGGATCAGATTTACCAATGGTCATATTGGCATCTCCATATCTAATAAGTTTTACTGTAGACCCAGACTTAGCAAGAACAGAAAATTTTTTAGTTTTAGTTCTGTCGTTCTTTGGTTTGTTGTAACCTGAAAATTTTTCTCCTCTATAATCTATAGCCATAATATATTATACATGATATTTTCTGTCATACCATAATACTTTCCATTGTATTTTTTTTTTAAATTTATTTCTTTGACCATACTCTTCTGCTTCTTTTCTGGTCATCCACACTTCGTTAGTAAATATTTGCCACACATCATCTCTTAACCATACTATACAATACATTAAGAATAATTTAATTGTTGACATGCAAAATTAACGTAAATTTTAGCTTTATCAACTTCTTGTTGACCCAGTTCTCTAATAATTGTTAAACCTCTTAGGTAACCACCAGTAGAGCAATCATAATGAGAGTTATACATTGGATATATTTTTTGTGGTGGTATACATTCTGCATTAGCTAAAGAACATATTTGCATTATTAATAAAAATTTCATTTGTTATGGATTTAATATAAGGCTTTTAATGCTTAAACTACCATCAACATTAGTTTCTAATTCAGCTTTACTTTTAATACATTTAAACTCTGTTTGAGCAGAAGCAGAACGACTAGCAAGACGTTTGCCTTTTAAACATTCAGACATAGTTGGTTGTATTCTATGCTCTTTAATTTCAGCACCTACAAACATTAATAAAACTACTACAGTTTCAATCATTAGTGTACTCCGTTTCCATTTTTTCTAACTTTATCTTTTAAGTTCTCAACGTCTATTAAAGTTTTTTCCAACTGTTCTCTTAAAAACTCTATGTTAACTTTGTTAGTCATGTTTTGTTCTTGTGTCTTTTCTAATTTTTCTACAGTTTTATATATATCTTCAATTAACATAAACTGTTCTTGGTCAGTTGGTTTCTGTTCTGATTTTTTAAGTAGGTCTGCTTGAAATAATTCTCTTGATGTTTCTAGTGATGTAAGTCTGGCAGTTACTTCTGTGTATGCAAAGACACCCATTGCTACAACCATAACAATACCAATCATATTTTTAACTGGCATACTTACTTCTGTTTTATCTGATATTTTCATCTAAAGTATTTTACCTTTGTTCTTTCCTGCTTTAACCATATATTTTTGAGTACCATTCGCACCAACATTTACTGACTTACGTAAACATTTAAACATATTCATTTCTTTAACATCTTCAAATTTTTGTTGTACATAGTCTAAAACTTTTTGTTTATTAAAATGAGACCTATTCATTTGGCATCGCCTGTTTCATAATTGTTATATCAGGATTATCTTTTAAGTATTGTATCTTTAGATCATCCCAATGGTTTCCGTCTGGTTTTTTATGTGCCACTATTCCTACCACTCCTAATGTATTACACATATTAAATAATTCTGCAAACTCTACAGGTGGTGGACTAATTTTTGGTATTCTTTTACACTCTTTTATGAGTTCAAGTTGGGTTCTTATTTTATCTTTCTTTTTTTGTTCAGCAATATAATCATCACTACACACAGCACCTAAAGGCATACGAAATCTAAAACCTAATCTTTGATCTTGATATTCATTACTTGTACCAGATTTATAATCTCTTTGATTCATTTCTGCGTAAGGTTCAAATGTACCTCTTTCACAAGGATTTTGATTTTGTAGGTATTCGTTTCTAGCGTTAGAGTTGCTTGTACACGCCATAAAGAAAAACAAAGTAAAAAAAATATACAAGTAATAATTCATATTCCATTCCTTTATCTTGATAAATCTTTAACATCATACGCCATGTCTCGTACATCGTTAGCTAATTGTTGAAAAATATTCTCAGCCATATCCCATGTAGCTTCTCCACGTGAAAGTCTATTTCTTAGATCAGTTATATCTTTTTCAGATTGATCCATAATATTTGAAAAATTATTAAGTCTGTCTCTGTTTGCATAAACTGTGTCAGTTAAATTTAATACGTATTTAATAGACGTAAAAGAACCAGCTATGATAGCTGCCACTACAGGAACAATAACTATATTTTTTTTAAACCAAGCAAAGTTACTAGGAGATGGTACTTCGTTTTTTAAAATTAATGGTTTTCGTTTTCTTGCCATACTATCTTCCTTGAGCATTATACTTTTTTAAAGTACGTTTTTTATGTTTGTTCATAGATGACATTTTAGGTCGTCTACCTAGGCTAGTACTTTTTGCTTTTCTTTCGTGTACTACTTTGTCTGCGTTGAACTTTTTTGCCATTACTTTTTCCTGTTTGTTGTGATAATAAACTTATTTTTCGGTTATACTGTTGAACCGAAGCTGTCATTATACTGTTCATTTTTTATTAAATTTCTTTCCAGATAGTAAATTAGTAACTGATATTCCGTAGTTACCACCTACTACTATAAATATTAAATATAGATATACTTCTGGTATATTTTTAAGTTGTTCAAAATAAAATTCTACCTTGGCTAACATATCTATGTTTCCAAAAAATGTAGCATAAGCAAGAATACCTAAGGGTGCCAATATAAACATACCTAATACTAAATCTAAAATTAAAGAGCCGTTTCTTTTTGCTCTTTCGTTTCCTGTTTCCATTTCCTGTAAAGCTATTGCGTGTTTTCTTTCGCTTTTTTCTTTTCGTCTTTCCATGAAAGTTCCAGCAGCTTTTGAACCTAGGTTAAATAATAATTTATATGGTATCATTTTTATCTTTATTGTTTGTGTTAACTCTTAT